ATTGGTCCCATAGGACCGGGTCCACCGGGACCACCTGGTCCACCAAGACCAAGCATAGCTAGAAGTTGCTCAGGAGGAACTCCACCTCCAATCGGAGGAGCCATCAGTCTCTTACCTTAGCCCCGCCTGTTCCACTTGATTTGCTGGTATCAGGCAGAGCCTTAGAAGGAGAAACAAAATTTCCCTTTTCTCTTTTAGGGGAAGAAAGCTGACCCGCAGGAGGACTCTTAGCAGACCCTAATCCACTGGGTCCAACAGTTCCACTCTTCCTAGCTGGGGAAGAGGGTAATCCCTTAGGAGTGGATCCTCCCTCGTACAAGGGGCTTTTCAATTTTCCACCCTTCTTTCCAATAGGCATCAAATACCTCCTCAAAATCGTCATCGTCGCCAAAAAATAAATCGTTTAATGGTCCCATCTAAAGACCTCCACCCATTACTTGCTCCTGGCCTTGCGCTCCCATAGCTGCTTGCATTTGAGCTTCCTTGTCTTGCTCCATCCGACCGATTACTTCTTCAAATCTAGGCCATCCAGAATGTTTCAGAAGTTCAACCTGATCGATAGCACCAACCTGGAAAAGCTGTAAGGCTTGTTGGAATCTTGATTGTCTACTTACGGGTAAGGTAGAACCCGCACCGATTCGGATATCAAATTCCGAATCAGAAGGAATAATATTTTTAAGAGTGATCTCCCCTTCTGGACCCATTCCAGTGGGAGAGTTAATCGAAAGGAAATCCAGTTCTTTATCCAGCAGAGTCTCCGCATCTCTACCCGCAACTCGAATAACCCTTTCGGTATTATAAAACTGCTGGATCATGGAAACAATTAACCGTCCCACTTGTCTAAGAGACGCTTCCATGTATCGGACCTTGAGTCTCATCCTGGTATTCGCTGCTTCAGTTAAAGCTTCGATAGCAGCAGCAGCCTCTACCCCAGCGGGTCTTCGACCCTGAAGAACATCCACGTTCCCCAAGATAGTATCGAAATCCATCTTATCCCGGTCATTCATGGCAAACAGTTCACCGGGAACCCTTGGAGGATGTAACCAGTTTACCGACTGAGCCCCACCAATAGCGGGGATAACCAGACCGGGACGAGTAACAATATTCTCATAATCCACCCCGGAAGTAGGATCGACTACAAGCATAGGCATGGAGGTAAACTTGAGAATATCAATCATCATGCCCCGACGTTTATTGATCTCAAGCTGTAATTTTTCAACGTGTTGTACTTCACCGGAAGCCCAATAGTTCCACCCAGTAGCATAGTCCATGAAATGAACGATAGGGAAGAAGTCATGTTTGAAAGGAGAAGGACCGGATTCAAGAAGGATATCATTAGCCAGAACGCTCTTGTTAATCTTTCCGGTAGCAGGATCTCTTTCCCACATTTCCACAAGAGTTACCAGACCATCTAACCCCTCTTGAGAAGTGCCTTCATCGGTGAAATCAAAAGTTTGTTTATTCTGAGTATCGCTATACTGAGTTCCCTTTAGTCCCCCTTTTCCTCCTTGGGAAGAAACCCGTCTTTCAATGGTAAACGAAGGGTCAAAAGTAGAATTACTAACCAGGTGCATACTTTCTGCCCATGCTGGATTAGCACTAACAATCGACTTGGGAACATTCTGGACATGGGCCATCCAGTTAATAGATTCATCATCCATTCCATTTGGATCAACCAGGACATTCTCCGGATCAATCCCGGTCATCCTGATCTCTCCGAGTCCATTCCTGGACCCAGGATCCCAATCCACCTTGATAAAGCCATTCCCAAAGATCAGTACATTCTTGATCACCTTGGGTAGCTTGATATCCATATCATTGTGTTCCCAGAGATATTGTACGATCTCTGAGAGTACCCTTGCAATATCGATATCTTCTGACTCGAAAGGAACGACAGATATCTGAGGACGATTATCGGTAAGAATAGGCAGGATAGTTTCGATAGTGGAGAAGGTGAGATTAACTACGGGTTCGGCCATCCATTCCGGTCTGGCTTTATCCCAATGCTTTCCAGCATAAAGGGAATAGAACTTATCCCATTCCTTGGAGAAAGTACCTTTAGCCTTCTTTGATTTGCGGATTTTTTCCCAAATCTTTCTTGACTTGTCCCGACCCGAAATAGGAGTCGGAACATCTGGCATTCCCTTGTTACCAACTAGAGAGGGAGGGGTAAGATCAGGACTCATTAGTTATTCCCCAAGGGTTCAATATTTAACCCGAATTCTTCGTTTTTCTTTTTAATGTGATTATCCATATCCGTAACAGAGGACCAAGTATCCACCGAGCTACCAAATGCCCTCCGATATTTTTCAAAGGTAGAAGTAGATAGAGTACCGCCGTTAATATTTGGAGCAGTAAACTGTCTGCCCATCTCTGTACCGCATTTACAAAGACGGAGATCATCAATCTCTTCCATCTTGGCAAAGATTTCTGTCTCGGATTGGCATTGGGTACACCTATAGACATAAATTGGCATAATTATTTACTCACCTAACCATTCTGGGAACATTGAACCGGTCTGTCTAGGTCTTTTCTTATCCATTTCCTGAAAATAATCATTTAAGAGCTTATTATTCTTCTCTTTTGAGGTCAAAACTTTTATATCTCCCGAATCATCCTGGTATCTAGGCCTGAAATCTCCAGATATCTTCGCTTCGGAACTGAGAGCGTATCGAAGAGCGTCCATAGCATGATTCGAGTCATCAACCGGGTTTTCCCCAGCATTTTTATTCATTACTTCCCGGTATCTGTATTGCATAAACTCAGTATGAGTGTTGATACAGTTTTTCCATACCTGAAATAGCGGATCTCCGTTTACAGCCCTGCGATTTAACCATCGGGTAACTTCCTGTATCCCGGTATTGATCGATTTTCGAGAGGATTTGTCATGTACCCGGATAGCGGGATAGATCTGTATCCCAGCGGAACGCATATCCGCTCTCTGCTGTGCTGCGGAGGGATCTCCCCAGTACTTGATTACTCTTTTAGCCAAAGGATGGTCTTTGATTACCTGAATATGGTAATCCAAGGTCTTTCCAGGCTGGTAATGCTCGTCTACCAGATGCCAGATTCCATCCCATTTAGCCAACCATAAACAAACAAATGGATCATTATACCCGAAATCTACTCCACAGATAATATGAGCATTTTCCGGAATCTCAGTCCTATCTGATTGGTGAAACATGGGCTTATAATCTTTATAGACCAGTCCCTCATAGCTCATGAACTCAGCGTCTAGCTCTTGCTTCGCAAATTCTCCCGAGTACCTCGACCGAAGGTTCTGTATTTCCTGTTGATCCAGATAAGGATTTTCGGAAGTGGGAGCCTGGATACAAACGTAGTTTTCATCCTTGAGGGAACGCAGATATACATCCTCATATAACCAGTTTCTTCCCCTTGGGGTAGTTGTAATAAAAATAATCCCCTTGGAATCCAAGACTCTTCCCAGAAGGATATCCCAGCATTCCTTGGAGATCATGGCTCCTTCATCAATCCAAATCCAGCCTAGAGAGGGACCGCGTAAGCGGTCGGGCTCTTCGGCTGATTTCACCTCTACCCGATAGTAGTGATTAGGCATAGACTTGGGGGGAACCATCAGGAAGCATCTCTGCCCCTTCAGATGCTTGGCTACCAGATCACCCGCATGAGCCCGGAACATTCTTTCGGGAACCTGACTCATCGGATAAGTAGGGGAAATGATCCATCCGAGATTGGGTAAGCGTTTATATTTATAAACTTGCTTTAACGCTTCCCTTGCCCCGGCAAATGTCTTTCCCGCCCGGATACCACCAAGAAAGAGGATTACTCTAGCCCCGCCTTTAATCGCTTCGGAGAATCTCCATTGAGGAGTCGTCTGGGAATAGGTAACCTCTCTCTTTACTTCTTTGAATTTACCCTGACTTGACTCTTGCTGAACTTTCTGTAGTTCTTCGGCCTTCTTCTGCTCGTAATGTTTCTTCCAGCGAAGCCTTCCTTTCTCAGCTTGCTGCTCACGATAGATCTTCTCCTGTTCAGGAGTTCTCTTCTTCTTGGTATACTTTCTCTTGGCTTTCTTTTTCTTAGGAGTTTCCATCAACACTCTTCGGAGCATCTTCATTGAAAGTTACATCCGCTACCTGAGCTTTCTGCTTATCGTAGGGACGGAAGAACCCGTGGAGTAGCTGCCCGAGTCGGATCAGGGCATCCATTTTCATGTCTTCTTTCCCCGCGTTTTCCACCCAGTTATAGAGCTTGGAAACAAACCAGTCTTCATCAAGAAACTTCTTGAGTCCTCTGGCCCTCTTTCCCTTGATCACATACTCTTTGGCTTTTCTTAAAGCCTCGTTCTTATCGATCTCTTCTTCAGATTCCAGATATCTCTTAGATGTGTATTCCGGATCCGGTCTCTCTTCGTAATCAGACATTTGACTTCTCCTTAGCCCCCTTCTTGAAATCCTCCTGGGTCATATAGAGTCCCTTGGAATAGGCATCCATGAATCCTTTCAGAGTCTTATCTTCTCCAGCCCTTTCCCGGATAGCCTGTGCCCTTTCGGTAGCATCCGGAGGAGTAAATCTCTTGGGATTCTGAGCGGTCTGGTAAATCTTGTATCCGATGAATATTCCCAAAACCGTTGAGCCCATGAACATGAGTCCAAGAACACAGGATAGAATAAAATACTCAATCACCGAAGGATCCTTCATCAATTTCTTCTGGGCTAAGGCTCTCAATATCGGACCCCTGGGTCTTAATCGCCTGGGCAAGGGATTCAAGCTTCTTTGGTTCTGGTTTGTTGGATTCACGAGTAACCCTTTCAAACTGAACAACGAGCTTTTTGCCTTCTTCTCTGGTTACTCCCTTTAGACAAGAGGCTTTCTGATCATAAATCAGATCCCTTAGACAGACCAGGCACTTGAGATAAACCTCTCCGGTATCAATTACCTTCCCCGGATCAGTAATCACAATCTCAGATTTTGCAAAAATAGAACTACTACAGGAACATCTCATCTGCTCAGAAAACTTGGGCATTATTGCCATCCTCCAAATGTAATCAGTATATCCCCAGAGTTCTTAACTTATCTTCTATCCTGGTTAATGGTATCACATGGAATATGAATTGACTCCATACCCCCATATTTACTATGCCTCGGACTAATACGCCAACAAATTCTCCATCCATTTGATAAATTCCTGATCCAGACGATCCTGGTAAAGCATTTACCGATACAATCAAATACTCCTGATCAGGCATAACTTTGGATAAATACCCAGCAGTAAATACCGGGCCTATCCCCCATGGATACCCTGAACAATATACCCGGTCCCCTGCTTGATAATCATCTGAAACTCCCATCCAAAGCCGGGCACCTCTACTCCTGGTTCCGGGTCTACTCAAGATAGCCAGATCATTCTCCCGATCTGCTACTCTGATCTCCCAAGCCCAGGATATCTCCTCGGATCCAAACTCCAATCCGATCTCAGTCCCAAAAGTCACCGAATCAGCAATCACATGATACGCAGTTACAAATATATTCTCATAAATAAGTGATCCAGATCCAGTTCCAAACCCACAATGAACCTTAGCAGTCCTGGAAATAATGTCTGATCTCAGGTCTACCCCTCGATCTACAATAGCTCTCTGGGTTCCTGGTTCCTGCTCTGGATAGTTTAGATGGCAGGAGGGTATCGAGAGCGCAGTAAGGAGTAAAAATCCCCAGAGAGAGGCTTTAAGAGCCTTCCC